GTCTATGCCTCGACCGCGAGAAGTGGTGTTGTTAGCCCTGAAGGAGAAAGACTTTACGTAGGCTCCCGACCAGATTGGAGACATATCAACAGCGTCATTAGCCATTCTGGTGAAGTAGTCCTCTAGCTCTTTTTTAGAGAGAGCCTCAGCTTGCTCTTTGATCTTATCGGACAAACCAGCGAAGCCTTTAGTAGTAAACTGTGGCATACTACTCCCTCACCTGACAGATGTAGCAGACAACTGTAGAGCCTTCGTAGATGGTCTGGACTGAGACTATCCTAACCTCGTCACCAACTCCAGAGATCTTGTCACCTTCATCAGGGGCAGGGAGAGCAACACTAGAGGTGTCGAAAGCAGGGAGGATAGCTTTACGATCACCCCTGACGATAAACTCTGCGTTAAGCTCTGAGAGCGTGTAGTCTGCCAAGTAGGCTTTTACAGTGTACTCGGTGGTAGTTGTTGCCACAGTGCCTGTAGAGACCGTATAAGCGCCTGTAGCCACCTTCTTGAGCGTCACAGTCTGACCAAGGTCATTAATCAGAGAGAGCGTATCCTTGTTCAGCACTAGCCTTCTCCATAACTGTCCGTGTTAGGTGGGTTCCAGAAGCGATCCCTGCGGAACTCAGGCCCAACCCTGTTGGTGTTGCTTCTGGCAAGCTCAACCTGTGTCTTAGTGATGCCACCAGCAGAAACGCCCAGCCTAGCGCCAACTTTCTTAGCCTGATAGTCTAGCTTGTCGGCAAGAGCTTTGTAATGCTCGTAGAGGTCGCTGTAGTCTGCCTTAATCTGCCCATCAACCTCGATGTTGACCTTGCTGGCATACTGAGAAGCAATGCTCCTAGCGACGTAAGCAGAGGCAGTATAAACATCGTCTGCGGTCTGTGACAGAGAGAAGGTGATCTCTTCGTTCTGAACCTGCTGGTTGTTTGTATCCGTGTCACCTACTAGGAAACGAACCGTGTTGAGGCGACCTGAAGCAGTGGTCGTATTTAAATCTGTAGGGTCATATGACCAAGCCATCTCAGGTCTCCTGTTTATTACTCTCCAAGAATGTTATCTCGGAGCTGGTAGAACTTGTCTGTGATCCAAGGGTTCTTCCTAAGGAAGGATCGAATTAGACCTCGCTGCTTTTCGTCAATCTTAGACTGTCGGCACCGCTTCTCTTTGAACTCTTCTGTGTTAGCAGCACGAGACTTAACCTCGTCATTCAACAGACCTACTAGAGAGTAAAGTTGCCCGGAGTTCATTTCACTCAGACGGGTCCCTGACTTACTCTCTTTCTCTAAATCTTTGTTGTGGTATAAGAAACCTGACATGTAGAGCATAAAGACTTTGTACTGGTCTAAATCTCTCTCTTGCCAGTTAAACAATTCTCCCCTTGTCCAGTTCTTATCACTAGCTTGAAGGGGGTTCTTTACGAATACGGGCCAGTCTACCTGAAACCCAAGATACGTAGGGTGCATGACAACTCCAATGGTTTTGTTAGGTTCTTTTATGGTTGGGTGAACCCCAAGGATAACCAAGGGGTCCACCTTTTGTAGTGGGGGTCTTAAGCGACGCAGTCTTCGAAGAAGTAACCCATCTCAGAACCGATGAGCTTCATGTCATCGGAAGACTTGACTTGGATCAGTTCAGCAATCTGCTGACGCTTCAGGGCATCGTCCGAGAACGATTCAACAGTGATACCCATGCCGCTAACACCGGGGATCGAGTCCCAGCAGAAGATAGCGCCAGCACCGGGGGTACGCAGACCCATCGTCGAAGGCGTATACGTCAGCAGGGCGTTCTTGCCACCGATGAAACCAAAGGCATCAGTGACACCCTCAGCAGCCGTGTTGCGGACAGCTTCCATCACGTAGAAGTTCTCGACTTCAAAGATTTCAGCCAGTTTCGCGTCAGTGATCAACGCAGGGTTGGCGACAGTCGAACCACCATTGAGGCGGGCCAGAATGTCTGGGTGGTTGATCAGGACATCACGGACTTCTTTACCAACAACCATCGTGTTCGGCTTGTAGCCGCCAGAAGCCAACTGCATGGTACGACGACCAGTAGTGACGTCAACGATAGGCGTTGAGTTCGTGTAGTCAGACCACAGGTTGCCCGGAGTGATGTCGGTTCCCCAGATGCCCGCGCTGAAGAAGGCTGAGGCCCAGCGAACTTCACGGTCGATCATGATCTTTTCCATCAGGACGTTTGCGCCCTGCGAACGAAGCTCAAGAGCGGTGTCTTCGTTTGCGATGGTCTGCTCGTCGAAGTCCATACCCAGACCACGAACGTCAGCGAAGTAGCTGTCCGTAGACAGAGCCATTCCGACGCGATTAACTTCCGTGCGAGGAGCAAGGATCGTAACGTCGCCGTCACGAAGACCTTCGCGGCTGTACTTGTAGTATTTGTCCGACTGCTTGCTAACAGAAACCATAGGGAAGACTTTGTCAGCAACAAAGTTCTCTGCGGCCTGCATGTAAGCGATAGTCAAGTTTGTGAGAGGTACATCGACATGCACGTCAGAGGGGGTAAGCATTGGCATTTTATGTTCTCCTTAAACGTGCCATTAGGCGACGATGTTGCCACCTTGGATGAGTTCCATAGCGATGATCTGACCGTCAACACCAGCTTCAAGGGCGTAGCCCATGATGTAGTCGCCAGCAGCGGCGGTGATAGCTTCACCAGTTGCGTTGGTCTGAAGAGCGGCACCAGCAGCAACAGTGCCACCAGCCTCAACGAGGCAACGACCAGAGATAGCAACCGTAGCGGCTTTGTCAGCAGCGTCTGGTTTGTTGAGGAGAATACCGTGGCAGTTTTCTCCTGCTGAGTCAGCAAGATCAACCTTGCCGTCAGATTCTAGGGTTACGAAGTGAAACTGTGCAGCCGAAAGATCTTCGCCAGCTTCCATAGAGCGCGTGTCGCGAGTTTGCATAACAGCCATGAGTTATTCTCCTTTGTAGGCTTTAGCGATGAGGGACTTGCCTTCTTCAGTCTTAGCTACAAAAGCATAAGCCTTGGCATAGTCTTTCTTGGCAAGGTTGTTTTCGTCCATGTAAACCTTAACCAGTTCTTCAATTTTGTCTGAGGCAGAGGCAAACTCGCCATCTACATCGGACTTGCCGAGTTCTTCCATCTTGTCTGCAAGAGCCGTGTCAACGGCCTTTAGGGCTACCATAAGCATTTCGTTGTCATCGGACTTTTCAACTGCCTTCAGAAGACCTTTAGCAGCCTCTACGGAGAAATGCGGCAAGGCTTCTTCAGCTCGCTTAGTAAGCTCAAGATCTGCTTTTTCGATTTCGGCAGCTTCGAGGGCTTTCAAGATAGGGGCCGGAATGTCAGCCTTGTTGATCTTTTCGCCTTCGTACTCCACAAATTCCTCAGGGGCTTTCTTGGAAATACCCTCCGTGGAAATGACATAACCTTCTTCGATAATGCCTTTGCGAAGCTCTTCGTTCTCTGCCTTCAGCTTAACAATTTCAGCTTCAAAGGCTTTGCCGATGTCTTCAGGGTCAGCCATTTCCTTTTCAGGAGCGACAACCTCTTCTTTGTCCATCTCATAGCCAAGAGCCTTCATCGCTTCACGATAACCGCAGCTATTCTTTTCCATGTAAGCCTTAACTTCAGCTTCCATCTCTTCAGTCATTTTGTCTAATTCCTCTTCTATGGGGACGTCCCGTTTGAAAAGAGTGATCATAGCTTCCGCATTGGCCGGTCGATCAACCAATGAAAGCTCGTCAAGTTGAAGTTCCAGCAACTCAGTCGCCATTATACTCTCCTTTTACCGCACGACCCCCAATACTGAAGGCTGCGAGTTCACCGCTTTTAACTTTAGACCAGACCTCTTCGTCATAGACCTTAAAAGCGACCAGCCAACCCTCACGGTCAGCCTCCAAGCCAACGGACTTGTTGATCTCGTCAGTGCAAGGCCACGAGTGGACTACTACACCAATCTGATCTCCGTTGTGCATCTGCTTGCCTACACGAACGTGTTCCATGAATTTGTTCACGGCCCTAACGAGCGTGTCTGCTTTGATGATGTCACCCTGACGATCCACTACAGGTTCGCCTTTCTCGGTGACTACTGAGGCCCAGCCATAGACTAGGCGCTGTTCTTCGTCGGATTTTAAGATCTTACCTTCAAGACTTTTTGTCATGTCACTAACCGTAGCTCCTGCTTCCCACATGCGACATGACCAGTATCTTGCGCTAGTCTTGTCAGACGCCGTATCGCACGAATGCCGGGAGCGAAAATTAGCGCGGGCCTTGGGGTCATCTCTTCGTATTTCCATGTTAGGGTCGCCAAACGTAACTCGCTTGACCTTGTCCCCATCCATGACAAACACTTCAAACTTCTTGTTTCCGCCCTGAATACGACGAGGCTTGTTCAGGGTAACTTTTCGGCCCTGATACTCAGCCTTCTGAAACTCTTCTTTCATAATCTCTTGGACGATTGCCCTGAGAGCCTCTACGCGGCTGACTGAGGGGGTGTCTTTATCATTCGGGTCATGGTGGTGCAGATAGTCTTCATGGCTCTCTCCGGGCATGTACACGGCCTGTCCGTCGTATTCGTGTACATGGATGTCACCGCCCAGACCTATATCCATGCTCCTAGCACGAGCCTCTGCCTCAGTGGTGAAGATGTCGTTGGCATACTTGCCCTTGAGCATTTTCTTAGTTGAGGAGGGGTGAGAAGAGGGCAGAAGATCTTTATCGTGGTTTGCCGACTTAGAGCCGCTGACAATCCGTAAGAAGCTGTTGACCCTTGCCATAGCCCACTGCTCAGGAGACTTTACGTTCGGGCGAACTGAGCCGGGGTTTGTACGGTAGGCACCTACGCCCCTATCGTAGACCGCTTCGAGCATACGCATAGTCACTTTGTGCTTGGACTTCTTGTTATGCTCTTTCATCTTGTTCTGAAGTGCGACCTTAGGCATCAAGGTTCTCCCGTAATAGTGTTTTTACAAAGCACCCCTTGAAACGAGGCCCCAACTTCGTTGTTAGTAGTGTCGCTGAAGGCTCTGCACTCCATGTCTGCTTTTTCTGGGATAGCCAGAGGGTAAACATACCTACTTAAAAGTTGGTTGCTCTGTAGCACGTTGACCCACCGTGTCCTAAATACATTAGAACCAAACTCTCTAACTGCAAAGATAGCTCTGATCTTCTTATCAGCTTGTGAAAGAGCAGCAGTAAAGCTGATGTCATCTATGTAGAAAGTGTGGCCTGCTGGGACTGTATATGCGGCTATTTGGGTCTGGTTACCCTCTGCAAGGTTAGCATATATTACAGTGCCGCCGGAGTTCTGTATGTATATAGTACCAGCGGAAGTTCCGCCACTACCTGCTAAAGTCACATACGCCCTGTTTATCCTGATCCAAGTTCCAGATATTTCTACGGCAGAGGTTCCGTTCATACTGACCGAGACAGACTTGAAGTTGTAGTCTGCATCTAAGCCTTCTACTTGGAGAGTGTTTGCCCCAGAGGAGCCATTAGCATCGGCAGCATTGTCGCTTACAGCGTAAGCCGTAAAGGCTGTCGTCGGCCAAGGTACGTTTCCGCCCTGTGTCCAAATAGTTTCTTCAGCCCCGTTAATGTCTGGGTTGAAGCCAAACTTATAGACAGTGCTGTAGTCGTTACTCTCGCCCTTTGAGATAGCTAAGTGATCATGCTCGTACAGATGTCTTGTCCAAGTTGTCACTGCTCTGCCTCTTGACTGGCACCTGTTCCTAGGTAAATCTCCCGGTCCAAGTCAGGAAGCTCTGCGTTGTGCAACAGAGCGTCCACAATGTCTGGCTGATCTGAGAGATTAATATCCGCACCATTGAGGTTGCGTAGGTAGGAACTGAGTTCACGGAGATCGTGAGGTGCGACATCACCAGCAACCAGCTTAGGCATGGTCTTCATGTCCAGACCGTTAAGCTCGTACAGAGGCTCTACAAGGCGCTTGTTGAGGGTGTCTACGACCTGAGTGATGTAACTCTCCAAGGCCCGGAGGAAAAGGTCCGTCTTGCTCTTAGAGAGGGCGTAGGAGCCGTTAGAGCCACCACCAAGCATCAGGAACTCCGAGAGTACGCTCCTAGCAATGTCGTGCTGATACCGGCGTATGATAGGGTCAATGCTAATGTTACGAGTGCCGCTAGAAGCCATAAGCTCCACATCAACAAGCCGTTCACTGGTAGGCGAACCATCCTTATCTGGATATGTGTCGCTAGGAAGTATAATATACCCCTGATCGTTAAACTTGACGTCTCTGAGAATGTTTTGTAGTTCATTGCGGAAACTGACCTGACCTTCCGTTGCATCGGGAGAAAGATATTCAGCAGGAATGCGAGCCACAGGAATACCTGCAAGCTCTCGTTCGATTGCTACAGCCTCGATAGACTGAAAATTGTTTAGGTACTGATAGGAAGTGTAGGCATTACGAAGGATAGAACGTCCAGACGGATCTCCGTTAATGCTGGTAGTACGATAGTACAGGGACTTCCTAGAGGGGATGTAGTTTTTGCCGTTCGTATAGCCGACACTCTGATAGATCCCTAGGATGTCTCCAGTCTTCTGGTCTACATCGAACCTGTCTATAGTCCAAGGGGAACGACAAGCCAGCTTACGGATGCCCATCCTTCCATCAGAGTATTTTGATTTTTTCTTGGGATTGTTGCTGTCGCCTTCACGGCGTTTATACACGATCTCAAACCAAGCAAAACCATAGGAGAGGAAGCTAAGAGCCTCTGCGACATGATCGTCTAACGTGTGATCCATGTCATCCAGAACGCTCTTAACAAACTCCACCTCAGACTGAGCCTCAGGGCTTTTGTCTGCTGGCTTAACGGTGATGTCCACGTCTCTGAGCATCTGTTCAACAGCGTACATGACAGCACCGATAGTACTATCATTGTCCCGCATCTCACGATACTTCCGAATGGCCGCGCGACCCTTAAGCTCCTGAAGGAACTCGTCAGCACGAATTGTACCATTGTGGACATTTTGTCCTGCCACACCGAGAATTTTAGTGGATTCTGTTTTTGACAGGCGCTTAGTCATTACCTCAGTCCTTTAATGCTGCTGTAAACAAGTTTGAGTTGGGGTTTGGAATATCCGTTGAGGAGAAGTTCCGTCAAAGCCCACACGCAAGCATCAAGACGGTCTGGAGATCCTATAGAACCTAGAGGCTCCCAAGTTCTCATCTGTATCTCTAGTTCGTTAAGGTTGGCCCCATCAGCGGGGTTTCTGACGTGGTGGACTAACCCTCGTTCATAAAGGGCTGAGACTGGCTCTGCACGGGCGAACTTGCCCCTAGAGGCCCTGACCATCTTCAGGGGAACAGTCTCGTCTTCACCATGTATGGTATGTTTAACAAGGTCGCCGCCTTGGTTTACCTCAGCGACGACCCTGTCTGCTTCATAGAAATGGTATAGCTCTATAGCCTTTGCGGCCCACGCTTGAGGTGACATACGGCCTGTGTAGTCGCCTAAAATGTAGGCTTTGCCGTTGATGTCTACCCCTGCCACAACGATCCCAGTCATATCAGACTCAGCATTTGATGTGACGGCAGGGTCCAGCGAAATTACTACTCTGCTTAGGTCTGGAACCTTGTCCCTGTCGATCTGACAGTCTTCAAGCATCTGGGTACTCCACAGAGCGCCCTGACTTTCTTCCATGACCTCAGCATAAAGTTCTTGACGACCTAACCTAGTACCCTCATACTGAGCCTTAACGGCTTCGAGGTAGGTGTCGGCCAAATTGTTTGCATTGTCAAAAGTTGACCCTGTTGTGACGTGTGTTTTAGGGTCTTTTAGGATCTTACGAACAAGTTTTGTGGGTTTGGGTGTCGTAGTGACACAGATCTTAGGGTGTTTGCCTAGACGCAGGCAGAACTGCAACATATCCCAAGTGTCAATGTCTTTGTTCCAAGCGGCAAGTTCGTCACACCAAGCAGAGCTGAACTGAGGTCCACGAAGACGCTCTGGTTCCTCTGCACTGTAGAACTCTACCTTAGCTCCGTTCTCCCAGAACAAAGTCCTCTTGGTAGGTGACCATTCAGGAAAGCCTAGTTTAGCACCTCGATTGGTCACATCGTTCTTGTAGCAGACCGACAAAAAGCCACTCTCGCCCTTGACCATGACCCTCTCAATATCTGAGTTGGTACTAGCTACGGCAGCTATACGCTTCTGTCCTGTCTTAAGTTGTTGTCTGACCCATTCTACACCAGCCCTAGTCTTACCAAAACCACGACCAGCATTGATGAACCATACATTCCAGTTACCTTTAGGTGCAAACTGAGCAGACCTGCCCCAGAATCCCCAATCATGCTGAAGCTCTTCTAGTTGAGATCTGCTCAGTTGCGATAGAACCTCTTGGGCCTCTTTGTCGGGTAACTGCCTCAAATCTTCAGCAGTAAAAGAGTATCCCATCAGTCCTCATCCTTGTCCTTTCCAAGGAGACCCATAAGGGCAGCTACAGCACCCTCGTTCTCTTCCTCTTCAGTCCCCACTTCCTGCTCTTGTACATGAGCTGAGGGCGACCAACCAGCACGAGATCTTAGATACAACTCCTGAGACTTAAAGTCCCCCGACAAAGCCTGTTCAATGACTGTACTACCAACTTTAGCATCAATCTCGAACTTGACCTCGTTCATGTCCTCACCATACAACTTATAGAAGGTAGTAAGGGAACCCGGAGCATTGACCATGTTCTGAATGCTGGAGAAGATGTTCTTAACAGACACACCACCCCTGATGCCTTCTCTTACTCTCTTAGCAATGTTAGGGTTTTTGGGTAGCATTCTATTAGACATCTTATAACTCCGACAATCTACTTCTTATCAGCCTTATCAAGCATACGATCTATTTGCTTGTTCCATAATACGTAAAGGGCTTCTACTTTTTTCTCTAGCTGCTCAACCCTGACAGTCATCCTAGTAGATTCTCTGTTCAGCCAAGCTATCAGAAATACAAAAGCGGTGAGTTGAGGCCACCATGTCTGGAGGAACCCCTCTATCATAAGACTTCTCCTAAAACACATACTTAAGTTATACGTAAGTTCGATGACCGTCATGGTCGATCATTGTCGGATCAGTCTTAGAGTATAACATAAGTATGTTCTCTAACCCCTTACTTATATATAGACATGTTTTTTGCAGATTCGCAAACAGTTTTTTCGTAGTGCGACACTTTACCACACATAGATCAGCCTAAAACCTAAGATTTCCTAGTCCTACTTGTGTGTCGTCTAACGTAAGGCATTTGGGATAACATGGTGGGGGTGTAGTACTAGGGTCAGTAAGCCGCCCTCTGGTACAACCATAAAGTGTGCAGTAGATGCTCTTGCATCACATCGATGTATTTTCTTTGTTTTGGATTAGTAGGTGGTTCCCGGCACCCGGCCCGCGAATCACCAGAATCACAGGGGACCCTAGTCTGTCAAGCGTAAAACATTGGATTTACACAAATATTTCCCTTGACAGAAGTTTTTTCTTGACAGAGGAGAGCGAATCGCC